GATCCAATTAGTGGTAAATGGGTTCAAGTAACCAATAAAACTGCTAATACATTTAAGGTAGAAGTAGGAACATCTCCTATCGTTAAATTTACACCAACAACAGGAACTACATATGATCCTAATACTGGATTAATGGTATTAGAAATTGGAACACATACTTTAACTGTTGGAACAAGTATTAAGATTGCAGAAGAAGGATTAAAGTTTAGTTGTGGATTTGGTGGTGCTACTGGTACTGCTGCTGAAAAATCATATCCTAGATCTAATGGTAATGACCCATTCTATGATAGTGCCTTTGAGATTGTAGATATAACTGAAACATCAATAACAGTTCAGGTATTAACAACTATTCCATCTACTAACGTAGATCCTCATACTTTTGTTGATGCTGTAGCAGATTGTGTAGAAACTGGTGGAGATTATACTCACCAATATGCTTCTCATTTGGATGGATGTATATTGAAAGCAAAAGATACGGTTATTCTTAATAATGACACATTAACATTTACTTGCTCTAGAGATGATCATTATAGTAAGCATACTTATCCAAGAGCAACTGATCCTGCTTCAGGTGCTACATTAGGTATTGATGCTGTTAGTGATGATACTATTATTATAAACGTTGGACCAGGTGGTGGTGCTGGATTTGGTGCTAATGTAACTGCTAAGATTGCTGAGAATGATCATAAGTATGTGAGTTCTTCCGCAATGGGTCTTACTGCTAATGCTGGTGGTCCATTTACAATAAATGATGCTGATTATGATCCTCAAACAGGTATAATGACAGTTACAACATCTGCTACACATAGTTTTGTAGCAGCAGATGTTACAGGTATATCAACTGCTTCATATGATCCTACTACTGGTATTGTAACATTAGAAACAGCATCTGCTCATGGATTTAGTAATGGTGATTATATTAAGATCGCTGAAAAATCTTTATTATTTACATGTGCTCAAGATGAAGATTCAACTAAACATGCGTATCCAAGAAAAACTGATCCTATTCATAACAAGTGGATTCAGATTTCAAATATAACTTCAACTACTTTTGATATTCAGTGTTTACTTAATACACCTTCTACAAATACAACAGTTCATAAGTTATATTCTGCAGAACCAAATAATATTCAGAGAGCAAATAATACTGTTGAATTTGCCCAAGAATGTATAGTATTCACCTGTAACAAGGATCGTCATGCTACAACTCATGCGTATCCAAGAATATCAGACCCAATATTTGGTCTACCTGTTGGTGTAGAGACTATTGTTAATGCTACAACATTTACGATTAATGTAGGTAAATCACCTGCTGGAACTGGTGGATCTTTAGAATTTGATATTATTAATGGTGGAGCAAATTATGTAAACCCAGAAATTATAACACCTGATCCAGTTTATCAAAATATGCCAATTGAAGGTATTTCTAGATTGGCTCTTGGAGAAACTAAAGAAACTGGAGTTAATTTATTACTTGATATTGATGTAGATACTACTTCTGCTCCTGGTGTTAGTACATCATTAACACCAACTAGTGCTTCTTATAATCCATCTACTGGTATTTTAGGACTTACTTTTGATAGTACACATTTAACTGATTCTGAATTTAAGAATGGTGATATGATTACTATTGCTGATAATTCTCTATCATTTAGATGTGATATGGGAAGTAATGAGATCAAGACATATCCAAGACCTGGATTGGATCCTGCTTGTAGGCAAGATTTAAAAGTTACTAACTTATCTTCTACTGGTTTTGATGTTCAGATTGGTAGATCACCTATTGTAACTTATGATGTATCTAATGCCACTTATAATGGATCTAATGGTAAATTAGTTCTTACAATTGGTGCTAATCATGGACTTAAGAAGGGATCTACTCTTAAATTAGCAGATGAATCAATAGCATTCACTTGTACTGCTCCTACAGGTACTCACACTTATACAGGTGGCACAGTTACAAATGCTATTACAATTACTGCTGGTAATGTTCAGAAAGATGTTACTGATGCTTCATATGATCCTACTACTGGTCTTTTAGTATTAACTATTGGATCTCATAGTTTTACAACTAGTGATACTGTTACTATTGGTGCTGGTAAGATTATCTTTAGTTGTGATGCTGATAATCATGCTACCAATCATTCTTATCCACGTTCAGGTGATCCTGCTTATAATACTGCTAGACCAATTACTGCGGTTGATACTAGTGGTGGAACTATTACTGTTGATGTTGGCATTGCTAATCCAACAGGTAATACAAAATCATACCCAAGAACTACAATTGATACTCACACTGCTCAAGCAGGAACAACATATGAACCAGCTACTGGAGTTTTGACTGTAGTTACAACATCAGATCATAATATGAAAGATGGTGATTGGGTTAAGATTGCTGATAACGCAATTTCATTCATATGCGAATATGGTGTTGGAGAACATATTTACGATGGTGGAACAGCAACTGATGTTCTTACAATAACACCTGTTGGTGCTCCATTTGACCAAACAAAGAGTGTTACTTGGGCTGATTATGATCATTTAACTGGTGATTTAGTATTAACTATCGGAACACACAATTATTCAGTTGGTGATGCGGTTAAGATTGCTGATAATGGATTATCATTTACTTGTTCTGCTGATAGTCACCAAACATCACATACTTATCCTCGTGCTGTTGCTGCTGATGGTCAACCAGATCCAGCATACAATACTTCTTTAAATATTACTGCTGTTGATACTACTGGCGGAAAGATTACAGTTAATGTTGGTGATGTTAGTGATGCTAGTAGAACAAAATCTTATCCAAGATCAACTGATGGTATTAGTGGTAAGTGGATTAAAGTATTTTCCGCTTCTGGATCAACATTTAAGATAGATGTTCTACAGGGAGATATTTCAACTAATAATTCTACTCATACATTTGCTGGATGTGTTGCTAATGCTATAAGTCAGAAACGTGATAGAGCATATGATGCTCCTATTGAGGTTATTTCTGCTAATCAAAGTGCAGGAACAATAACATTACAAGTTGGTAAGACTGGTAACTTAAACGCACATACATTTGATGCTGGTTCAACAACTGCTGGTGCTGTTATTTCTGGTGGTAATTATAATCATACGTTTGTTAAATCTGATTCTGGTAGTATTACTAGAGGATTTAATCAGAATAATGAATTATTCGGTATAAAGAATTTCCAAGTAGCAAGACAAGGACATTCATTTGCTATTGGAGATAGAATGAAAGTTGTTGGTCTTGTTACTTCTGCTTTAGTTCATGAACCAATTCAAGAGTTTGAATTAAATGTTGCTTCAACAAGCAATGACTACTTTGCGGCATGGCAGTTTGGTGAAATAGATTTTATCGATGATATTAGATTCTTACAGGATGGAATTAGAACAAGGTTCCCAATATTCTTGAATGGTCAATTATTGAGTTTTGAAAAGGATGAAACAGATCCATTATCTGCTCAAATAGATCTTAATGCTGTATTATTGATATTTGTAAATGGTGTTATCCAAACTCCTAATTGGGCATATCAATTCTTTGGTGGAACTTCATTTACCTTTACTGAACCACCAGATACTAATGATAAGGTAGATATCTTCTTCTTTAAGGGGCAAGATGGTGTTGATATTAAAATAGTTGATATTGACGAAACAATTAAAGTTGGTGATCAGTTACAACTTAAAAAACATAATGGATTAAAAGACACTAGATCACAATTTAAACCTAGAACCGTTAAAGAACTTCTTTCTTCAGACCTTGTTGAGACTGAAGTATATCGTGGACCTGGTATTAATGAAAATGACTTTAAACCAGTAGATTGGTTGAAGCAAAAGCAAGATACCTTTATAAATGGTGAAAAAATTTCTAAAACAAGAGATTCTATAGAACCTCAAATTTATCCTACTGCTAAAATTATTGGAGACGTTACTACTACAACTGTAGGTAAGGATGGAGTAGATTATGGAATATTTGTTGATGATGCTCAGTCATTCCATTATGAAGATTTGGGTAATCCTAATATTGATCCTGGTGATAGGTACAATATTACTGTTGATCAGGTAGATGCGATAATATATTCACCTGAAAATAATGATTTACAATCAGCAAATATTACTGCTAATGTTTCAAATGATGGAACCGTAAGTTCTTTGACAATTGTAGATGGTGGTAGTGGATATAATGGATCAGTAACATTATCAATTGGTGCTCCTATTGGTGTCGGTGTTGGAACTTTAAATCGTGAAGAATATGAAGTTGCTGGTACATTAGAATTTGCTAAAGCAACTGCTACAGTAACAAATGGAACTATTACTGATACATTAATGACTGATATTGGAAAGGGATATAGTTCTACTAATCCACCACAAGTTAATGTGTCTTTAGATGCTACTGAATTTGAGAAAGTTACAAAAATTACAAATGTACAGGGTTGGTCAGCAATTATTACAGGAATTGCTGCAACAGATGGAACTAATGGAAATGATGCTCTTAAATTTGAATTCCAAGTTGAAAGTAACCAATTAGCATCAGATCTTCTTGTTGGATATCCAGTATTAATTCATGATACTCAACTTGGAGATGGAGTTATTTCTATCGATGCTGATGATGCTAGTGTTGTTGGTGTAGGAACAACTTTCTTAGACAATGTATATAAGGTTCATCAAATTACTGGCACTCAAAGGACTGGTGTTATAACATGTAATGTTTCTAGTACATCCGCTATTGCTGGAATAGCACAAACAGGTCAATATGATCAAACTAATCTTGGTATTACTACTTCTTTAGGTAGAATATCATGGGGTAGATTATATAATCCGTTAGATGGAGTTGTTAGGGATGAAAATCCATTAAATCTAGTAGTTTCTGGTAAAACTGTTAATGTTGGACTATCTTCATTCCCAACAATTCAACGTAGAACTTACGATCCTGCCTCTCATAAGGGACTAAGAAACACTGGTGCTATTAGGACTATAGGATAATGGTGAACTTATGACTATAAATAAAGAAAAAAAGTACTGTTTATAAGATGCCTGCAATTGTAACTGATCAATTTAGAATTCTTAATGCTAGTAATTTCGTAGAGAACGTCACTAACGGAAGTAATTCATATTACGTTTTTATCGGACTTGCTAATCCTAAGACCCCAACAGAGAACACAAAACTCTTTGGTAGGGATTGGAATTGGAATTCATCTGGACAGACACCAGCACCTATAGATAATTTTACTAATAATTATCATGTAGGGGATACCATTCTCTATGGTAAAAAGATTACTGCTGATAATATTCGTAGAGTTATTAGAAAAGTTACTTGGGAACCAAACACAAGGTACGATTTTTATAGAGATGATGTTAGTTATGAAAATAAATCCAAAAATACTAACGTATCAAATTTATATTCATCAAACTACTATGTTATAAACAGTGAATTTAAAGTTTATGTTTGTATATCAAACGGTGCTACTGGATCTAATCCACAAGGTAATATTTCTGCTGATCAACCAAATTTTACAGACTTAGAACCATCTAAAGCTGGTGGTAGTGGTGATGGATATCTTTGGAAATACTTATTTACAGTTTCTCCTGCCGATATTATAAAGTTTGATTCTACAGAGTATATTACAGTTCCAAATAATTGGTCAACTTCAGTAGATCCTAGTATAAGATCTGTTAGAGAAAATGCTGATTCTACTGTTAATAGTAATCAATTAAAGCATGTCTATATTGATAATGCTGGTGTTGGTTATGGAAACTTTACTGGAAAAGAATGTGATATATTGGGTGATGGATCTGGTGCTAAAGCAAGAGTAGATGCTACTAGTGGTAAGATAACAAATGTTGTAGTTAGTGCTGGTGGTAAAGGTTATTCTTATGGAATTGTAGATTTAGGTACTTCTAATACTTCTTCAATACAAACATTAGCAAAATTGGTTCCAATAGTTCCTCCATCTAGAGGTCATGGATTTGATATCTACACCGAATTAGGAACTGATAAGGTTCTTATCTATGCTAGATTTGATGATGCTACTAAAGATTTCCCAGTTGATGCTAAATTTGCTCAAGTTGGTATTTTAAAGAATCCAACAAAATCTGAAAGTACTGAAATTTTCTCAGAAGGTCAGTTTTCTGGACTACCTGCTATTAAAATGGATGATTCAGATTCATTAAATCTTCCTAGCGGATCTTTGACTGTTGGAGAAAAAATTACACAATTGAGAGGAGATGGTAAAACCGCAGTGGCATATGTTGCTTCATATGACATTGATACTCATGTAATTAAATATTTTAGAGATAGATCTTTAAATTATAGTACAGCACAAGATCAAACAGATTATTCTGGTGTTGCCAACAAAGGTACATTTTATGATTTTGAATCCACTAAAGCAAATAATACACCAGCAAATAATATTGTTGGTGAAAATGGATATAGTGGACAGGTTTATAGCTCCTTCACTGGTATTACTACTGCTAGTAAAGATGGAACTAAAGTTATTAACTTAGGAACTACCTTCAATGAAGGGTTATCTAAATCGGAGATAAATAAAGGATCAGGGGATTTAGTGTATGTCGATAATCGACCACTTATTGCTAGAAACCCTAGACAAAAAGAAGACGTTAAAATCATTCTGGAATTCTAAAAAACAATGTCACAAAAGACTAACTTAAATATAAGCCCTTATTATGATGACTTTGATAAGGCGAAAAATTATTACAGGACATTGTTCAAACCTGGATTTCCAGTTCAGGCAAGAGAATTAACAGGTCTCCAATCGATTCTACAGAATCAAATAGAATCCTTTGGTAGTCACATGTTTAAAGAAGGATCTATGGTTATACCTGGATCTGTTACATATGACAGTACATATTTTTCATGTAAAGTAAATGCTGATCATTTAGGTATAGATGTTAGTGTATATCTTGATGCTTTAATTAAAAATAATGATGGTAAGGGAACTAAAGTAAGGGGTCAAAATTCACAAATTACTGCAAGAATATCAAATTATATTTTACCTCCAACTGAAGGTGTTGATGATATTACGATTTTTGTAAAGTACATTGAGTCTGATAGTCAGGGTAATAGTCAAGCATTTCCAGATAATGAGATATTAATATTGGAAGAAAATGTTACTTATGGAAATACAACACTAACCACAGGAGATACAATTCTTACATTAACATCGGATTTAGCATCTAATACTGGTTCTTCTGTTGGTGTTGATACTGGAGTATATTATATAAGAGGACTTTTTGTAGACGTAGTAAAATCTTTAGTAGTTTTAGACCCATATTCAAGTGAACCATCATATAGAGTTGGTTTTGAGGTTAATGAGGAAGTTATTAATTCTTCTGATGATTCTTCATTAAATGATAATGCAAAGGGGTTTACAAATTATGCTGCTCCAGGTGCTGATAGACTTAAAGTAAGTGTAAAATTAGCAAAGAAGGCATTATTAGATTATAGTAATGATACTAATTTTGTAGAATTAATTAGAATTCGTGATGGTAAAATTAAGAAGTTACAAGATAAATCAGTTTATAATGTTATAAAAGATTATTTTGCTCAAAGAACATATGATGAATCTGGAGATTATTCAGTAGAACCTTTTACTGTAAGTATCCATAATTCATTAAATGATGAAGCTGGATCTAATGGAATGTATATTGAAGGAGAAAAGACTGATTTAGGTGCTACTCCAAACGATGATTTAATGAATGTTGTGCTTTCTCCAGGTAAAGCATATGTTAGAGGATATGATGTTGCATTAAAGGGAACAACAGTTTTAGATGTAGATAAACCAAGAGATACGAAGAATATAAAGGCAGGTTCTATTGACTTTAGAATGGGAAGTATTCTAAAAGTTAATAATTCTGAAGGAATGCCTAAATTTGGTATTGGTGGAGATTCTAGTATAGTTGAGCTTTATAGTGGAAGAAAAGGTGGTTCGACAGTAGGATCACCAAATACACCTACTGGTGTGAAGATTGGTGAAGCGAGAGTGTATAATTATGCACTTTCTGATGCTCTATATTCTGATAATGATACTGAGTGGGATCTTCATATGTTTGATATTCAAACATATACAACACTTCAAATTTCTAATGGAACTTCAGCACCTACAGGAACAAGAGTTAGGGGTCTTAGTAGTGGTGCTACTGGATATGTTGCTGGTGTTAATTCTAACCAGATAAATGTAAGTCAAACTACAGGTCAATTTGTTGTTGGAGAACAGTTAAGATTTAATGAATCTGATCATACTGTTCTTGAGGATAATTCTACTTCTTCAATTGTAAAAATTTGGTCATACAGTACCGAAGATATAAAATCAGTATATCAAGCTTCTGCTAATAGTGGATTAAATGGTAGTAAAAACTTTGTTGCTGATTCTGTTTTATATGATAGAATTCTACCTAATTTTAGGATTACTGATCAATTAGAAATTAAAAATGTTGGTGGTACAGTCGCAGCAGAATGTATAGGAAGAAGATTTAGTGGTGCTGTTGGTATTAAGACAGATGCTATCATTGGGTATCAAAGTGGTGTATTAGAAGTTTATAATAGAGTTAACTTTATTAGTGCTGATGGGGCAAGAATAGGACTGGAAGAAGTTGAAGATCTTGGTGGACAAAATTCACAAGGACAACAATTAACATTCATATCTGGTAGTGTTCCTGCTACTGGTGTAACAACAACATCAACTTTTACTATAAAAGTTCCAAGAATTATCAATCTAGGTAGATCTGGATTGTACAGTCAGTTACCAAAAAGAAATATTTCTACTGTTGATCTTTCAGATTCTAGTTTGACAATAACTCGTCAAGCTATAAATCGTACTGTAAGTGCTCAATTTGATATTGAATTAACTGTAGACCAAATAATGGCAGATTCAGGGTCTGGTGGTGCTGTAGGAATATCTACTGCATTATTTGAACCATTCGATGCTGAAAGATATTCAATTGTTTATGAAGATGGAAGTGTAGAAAAATTAATTTCTGATCAAGTTCAAATCTTAAATGGTGGATTTACTGCTAAATTTACTGGATTATCACAATCTGCTGGTACTACTGCAACTGTAAATACAACTTTGAAAAAGATTGGTCTATCAAGTAAAGGAAAAGACTATGTTAGAAGTTCTCAGTTAGAAGTAACTGGCACTGCTGGTGTAACAACAACCACTAAAGGATTAGAAGCAAGTCCTGCTTATGGTTTGAGAATTGAAGACCATGAGATATCATTAAATGTTGCTGATGCTGTTAAAATAATCGCTATATATGAATCTACAAACAAAGATAAACCAACATTTGACTCATTAACCTTTGTAAGTGGACTTGCTTTAAATGATAATGTATCAGTTGGTGAAAAGGTAAGAGGTGAAGATAGTAGAGCAGTTGGACAAGTAGTAAATGTAACTTCAAATACTGTTGATTATGTTTTATTAAACGATAGTCAATTTGTTAAAGGAGAAAAGGCAGTATTTTTAGAATCAAATATTGAAGCAAATATTCAAAAGAAAGGTGATGGTAATTATAGTGATAGAACAGATAATTATAACTTAGATAAAGGTCAAAGAAAACAGTATTATGATTATTCTAGAATAGTAAGAAAGAAAGGTTCTTCTATACCATCTAATAGATTGTTGATTGTATTTGACTATTATGATACATCAGCAGCAGAGTCTGGAGATTTCTTTACTGTAAATTCATACAATAAAGATAGGTATACAAATGACATTCCAATTGTAGGTAAAAATAGAGCAACTGATGTTGTAGATTTTAGACCTAAAGTTGTTCCATTTGATCCATCTAGTGCTACTACTTCTGTCAAATCACCATTTGCTTTTGCTAATAGAAAATTTGAAACTACAACAAATTATGCTATAACACCAAATGAAAGTACAGTACTTGGATATAGTTATTACTTACCTAGAGTTGATAAGTTAGTTATTAATAAATTTGAACAAGTTAAATTGATTAAAGGTGTATCTGCCGATAAACCTTCACCACCTACTGAAGTTGGTGATTCAATGGAAGTTGCTGAGATAACATTACCACCTTATTTGTATAATCCTCAAAGAGGACCAAGAGTAAGGATGTATGATAATAGAAGATTTACTATGAGAGATATTGGAAAAATCGAGAAGAGAGTTTCCAATCTTGAAGTAATGACTTCTTTAACTGCTCTTGAATTAGATACAAAATCACTTCAAATAACAGATTCTACTGGAGCTGATAGATTTAAAACTGGTTTTGTTGTTAATGATTTTAAAGATAGAAATTTTATTGATTTTAATGTAGATTCTGGTTCTAGATGTGATGTTGATGTTGTAAATCAGGAATTAATAAGTGCTGTTGATTTTTGGTCATTAAGAGCAGAACTTGCTTTAAACCCTGCTATTGACAAAACAACAGCAGATATGTCATCTAATCTTGGATTATTGGATCCAAATTGCCAAAAAACTGGTGATCTAATAACACTTAAGTATGACGAAGTTACATGGTTAGATCAACCACAAGCATCAAGAGTTGTAAATGTTAATCCATTTGAAGTTACTGTTTTTGTTGGTGCTATTCAATTAGATCCACCATCGGATAATTGGGTAAGAACAATTTATCTTAGTGGTCATAGAGTAGAATCTACTGGTGCTAAATGGGTAGAGCATCAAAATGTTCTTTCTGAGTCTAGTGTTACGTTAGATCCAGTTATAACTGAAGTTGAAATCGATCCAGGAGAAGATGATCCAGATACACATGGACAATTTGTTGGTAATCATAGAGATGTTACTACTACAACAACTACAGTCACAACAAAAGAAGTAAGCTTTACAAATGTTTTAGAGAACGATATTTATCGTGAATTTGATTATGTTGAAAGTGTTAAAGTTTCAGGTGATGCTGATAAATTTATGCGTTCTAGGAATGTGGGATTTGCTGCTAATGGATTAAAGGCATTTACTAAACATATTCATAAACTTAATACAGGTACTCCCGATATATTCCCTAAATTAGTTCAAATTGAAATGTCTACTGGATCTCAAGGATTTACTGTTGGTGAAAGTGTTAGGGTAAGAAATGGATTCTATAGTATAGGTAGAGTTAAAGCAGCAGCACCTAATCATAAATTTGGTAGAAATACCCCAGATATTTTGAGTGGTATATCAAAACCAGCACATATGATAGAGACTTATATATCTGATCCATTTGACAAGTCAAGACCAGCACCATCTGATACGTATTCTCCTACTTCAATTTTATTCAATTGCGATATTGAAAGTTTGGCAAATGATGAGAATTATTTTGGATATGTTGTTAATGGTGCAACTCTTACTGGAGAAACAAGTGGTGCTGAAGCAACAGTTACTAGTATAGATCTTTATTCTGATACTTATGGAGATTTATTGGGAGCATTCTTCTTTAGAAATGCTAATCAACAACCAATGCCGTCTAATCTATTCCTTACTGGAACCAAGACGTTTAGATTAACCGCAAATACTACTGGAGAGTATGTTCCACCAGGAAGTACAGAATTTGCTAGTGATGCAACAGGTACTTATACTGCTACTGGAACAGTTCTAGTACAAAAGACATCGATGGTTAGTGTTAGAAACCCATCTCCACCTCCTCAAAGACCAAATGAAACTATTGTTGGTATATCAACTACTAGCACTACAGAAAGGATACAAGCACCTTATAGAGATCCTCTAGCACAGTCATTCACTGTAGATGAAAGTGGAGCATTCTTATCTTCTGTTGATGTTTATTTTGGTAGAAAATCAACAGATAAGAAACTTTTCGTAGAACTAAGAACTATGGAGTTGGGAACACCAACAAATATTCTTGTTCAGGATTATGCACAAGTAACATTAAATCCAGATAGTATTAATACGTCTCCTGATGCGTCTGTTCCTACTAGAATTACATTCCCATCACCAATTTATTTGGAAGCAAAGACAGAATATGCTTTAGTATTTTTATCACCTGGTTCTATTGATTATGAGATGTGGGTTGCTACTATGGGTGAACCTAATATAACACCTCCTACTTCTTTACCAGCAACTACTGATGATTCTCAAGTTGGACAATGTACTCAATCATATCTTGGTGGTAGTTTGTTCAAATCGCAAAACGGATCTATTTGGACACCTAGTCAAGAATCAGATCTTAAATTTACATTATATAAAGCAGAATTCGTTCCTTCAGGAACAGTTACTCTTTATAATAGTTCTATTGAACCTGGTAATCAAAATACTCAACAATTACCAACTAATCCAATCAGAACTTTCCCAAGAAAATTAATCGTTCCTGTTACTGGAATAACAGCAACAACTGCACTTGATTTGCCAGTAGGTAGAAAAATTAGTACAGGAGCTGCTAATGATGATGAAGATGCTACAGTTACAGGTATTATAGAAGCAAGAGGTGGTGCTCCAACTACTGGTACTGATACTTCTGCTAGTACAGTAGAAGTTGTTACTATTGGTGATTGGAGTAAAATGGATTTATCAAACTCTGTAACAACAGCTACTGGGATTGAATTTGAATCTGTTAATGGAATTGGATCTAATTTAGAAGCAAAGATTGAGGTTGGATTAGATCTTAATAATTTTGTTGAAATAACACTTTCGGATGTTAAAGCAGTATCTGGACAGTCATTGACTGGATTTAGGGTTGGCGAAATTCTAAAACCAAAAAAATCTTCTATAGATTCATCAAACATACAGGGAACTGGACTTACAATCGCTATTAAGAGTATAGTAGATACAACAATAGATACTTTATTCTTAACCGATGTTCAAGGTGAGGAGTTCGTTTCTGGTGAAGATTTAGTACATTATGGTACTAATAACGATACAAGGACTGTAGTAGAAACAACAGTGGCTAAAACTAATGGTACATCTACTGTTAATGGTGACAAATATAATGGTAATGTGATGGAAGTGATTCAACATAATCATGGACATCACGGATCTAATAATAAGATAAAGATTACAAATGTAAAACCAGATACTACAGCAACAGAAACTTCAAATGTTATTACAGCAACAGATAGTCAAGTAAATATTGCTGTTGGTGGAACTGATTTAGCATTTACTAGATTTGCTGGAATAGCCTCTGATAGAGGATATGCTTTAATTGATGATGAAATAGTTGAGTATATTGTTGGATTAGATGTTTTAAGTTTAGAGACTAGAGGTGTTGGTGATTCAATTGCTGTAGGGCATGATATTGGTGCTAAGATTCAACCATATGAAATAAATGGTATGCCATTAACTATGGTAAATACTGTCCATGATGTAACATCAAATAATACTCTTAAAGATGCTTCTAATATTGATAATTATTTTATAGAATTGGATAGAGGAACAGGTACAAGAGCATCTGGTAGATCTCAATATAGTTTCTCTAGTGATAAAGCAGTTGGTAGTCCTTCAGGACGAACCATGCCTGTTGGTATATCTCAGAATCATCAATTTAGTAGTGCTTCTGCTAAGTTTAATGTAATTACTCCTGGTAAAGGAACTCGTGCTGGTGCTTCATTTAGAACAGTTAGTGGTACAAGTGCTGATGGTAATGAGGTATCATTCTTAGATCAGGGATTTGAACCTACAATACTAAATGAAACAACATTCTTCCCAACACCAAGAATGGCATGTTCTAAGATTAATGAAGTAGAAAGATTAACTACTTTACCTGATAATAAGTCATTAACACTTAAAGTTGATATGTCAAGTAGTGATCCTAATTTATCACCTGTTATTGATGTTAAAAATGCTACATTTATTTTAGGCAGAAATAAGATCAATAATCCTATTGGTGCTGATAATTATGCTACTGATACTAGATCAAAACAATTATCAGATGATCCACATGGTTCTATATTTGTTTCTAAGAAAGTTAATTTGGCACAACCTGCAACTTCACTTAAAGTTCTTGTTGCTGCTAATCGTCAACCAGAAGCAGATTTCCGTGTTTATTATAGATTATTCACTGCTGATTCTAGTGAAGTTTCTCAATCATACAGACCATTCCCTGGTTATAACAATATGAAGGATGTTGATGGTGATGGATTTGGTGATGAAATGATTGATATTGGAATGTGTGATGGTAGACCAGATTCTTTTGTAAGAGCAAATGGACAAGATGATTTCTCAGAATATCAATTTAGTATTCAAAATTTAGAGCAATTTAGTGGATTTAACATTAAGATTGTAATGACATCTACTAATGAATGTGTTCCTGTTAGACTTAAAGATTTTAGAGCAATTGCTTTAGCGTAATGAAGACTTTTAAACAATTTTTAGAAGAAGCATATAATAAGGTTATAATCCTTAAGGATGCTGGTTGGGGAAGACCACATAAATTTTATAAGAAAAATGGGGAAACTCGTTATGGACCTACAGGAAATAGATTGTTTAAACAAGCAAAAACCTCTAGAGATGATAAGATAAATGGACTATATAAGGACATTAACAATCCTAAAAAACCATCTGAAAAAGATTTAATTAACGGAACTATACCAGTTAAAAAAGCATGATAAAAGTTGAAGGTCATAAGAACCTATTTCGTGATGAAAATTCAGGAGCCATAGTTGATATGGATAATAGGGCATATGCCAGTTATATGGCATCCAGAAATAGAAAATTGGATCAAAAAGCAGAATTGGATGAGATGAAAAAAGATATTGATGAAATTAAAACTCTATTAAAACAATTAGCTAATCAGATAACATCTTAAAGTATAAATAATAGATAGATTCTGAATTGCATACATAAATGGCACCAGACATAAAAGTAAGGGTTGGGCAGAAGAACGCAGTGAAGGTTATATCTTCATTAGCTGGTGCTCAAGGCTTATCACTTGCTGAATTAAGTGATGTCAATGCCTCGAACCTGTTGAATGGAATGGTATTAGTCTACAATGGAGCAACCAAAAAATGGGATGCTACATTATCTTTGACACCTGGAACGGAACAAAATTTAGACATTAACGGGGGAAACTTTTAAATGGCAAGTATTATTAGGATCAAACGATCCTCTGGGACAGAAAAACCCGCTAGTCTTGCTTGGGGAGAATTAGGTTACGTAACTGGTATAGGAAGTTACGGTGGTTTAAACCAATATAAAGATAGAGTATTTGTTGGAGATGATGGAACTAACTCCATACCAGTAGGTGGTCATTATTACACCTCTATGATGGAACATGCTCCAGGTGCTGTTGCTGGAGTTCAAAATACAAGAAATACTGATGGCGGTATAGTTGCCGTCATGGACAACACTAGAAGGGTTGACCAATGGAACGTAGATAATCTTAGATTAGATTTAAATACATTATCATCAACTGATACCGATGGTGATGTTATATTCAGTACTGATGGTAATGGGCATGTTAATGTTGTAGATGATACTTTCTTATCATTTGGTTCTGATCATGATGCAATGATCGAATATGATGAGGATGGTGATAATGAAGTAAAGGTTACTGGTGCTAATTGGCAATTTGATGCTTATACTAGATTTGGTTGTGTTGGAATAAGTTCTAATATAATTGAAACGAAATCAGGTTGTGGCGATCTCTTATTCATTGACCCATATCCAGATGGTTTAAGTAATGAAGGTACTGTTGTTATTAAGGGTAGTTTACAGGTAGATGGAACAACAACATCTGTAAACTCTACAATTTCAACTCTTAATGATCCAATATTACACCTTGGTGATTTAACCAGTGAAAAAACAGTAATGGCAGAGGTTGTCGTTGGTGTTAGTACTATTACATTAGATTCTGTTATTGGTATTAATACTGGTGACGTTGTTTCAGGTCCTTCAGGACTTCCTGTTGGTGCTGGTGCTGAGATTACTGATTATAATGAAACTACCAAGATAATTACTATTCAAGGAACTACTACTGCTGGTATATCTACTACAACTCAGATAACAGTTAGTCACGCATACGATACTCAAACTGATCGTGGTATTTCTTTCGGTTATAATACAAGTTCTGGAACTTCAAATAACAAGACTGGATTCTTTGGATATATTGATCAAACTAGTCCAAATAGTTCTGCTCCAATAAGATCTTGGACATATATTCCCGATTCTAACCTTGCTAATAGCATAGCAACAGGAACAAGAGGAAACCTTGATATTAAAGGTATATACTATCAGACAGGTGATTACAATACTCATGGTGTTGTTTACTTTGATGAGAATGGATTACAGACCTCTACCAATGCGGCTGCTACTCCAGCATTAACATCAAAACAATTATTAACTGCTATTACTAAAAATACACTTAATATAAGCAGTAGTGTTACTCTTGATACGGGTGATATTATTAGACAAGATAATAGCAATGCCTATGGTGTTGTTGAAGCAGGTGGAAACTTAAATGTTATATCTGTAGTTGGTGTTGAAGGTGTGTTTGATACAACAAACAATCTTAGAAAAGAAGGTAATAATGGAACAATTGAGAATTTATCAGTAACACCTACTGGTGTAAGCGTGATATATAGTAACAAACCTACATGGACTTCCACTTTAGATGGAGGTACTTTCTGATAAAATTATGCAAGAGAATCCTAACAGTGAGGTCGATATTAACGTCCTAGTGAGTTTATATAATCAAAGGCTCTCTCAACTTTCAAATCAAAATGTTCTTCTAGAAGCAAAACTTCAAACGTTAAAGCAAGATTTTGAAGAACAAAACAATGCTTTACTACAACAACTTGCCGAATATCAAGGCAATAGAGAAGCAGATGTAACTCCAGTAAGGAATAATTTAGCAGCAAAACGAAATGGCTAAACCAGCAACCAGACAAGGATTAATAGATTACTGTTTAAGGAAGCTGGGTGCTCCTGTATTAGAGATTAATGTCGATGATGACCAAATAGATGATTTGGTTGATGATGCTATACAATTTTTCAATGAGCGTCATTTTGACGGTGTTGAGAGAATGTATCTCAAGTATAAACTTACTCAAGCAGATATTGATCGTGGTCAAGCAAAAAATACAGATGGAGTTGGTATTGTAACTACAACTGCTACTTCTACAAGTATAGCAGGTTATGGAACTACAACTGCTAATTGGTATGAAACTTCTAATTTTATACAAGTTCCAGATTCTGTAGTAGGTATAGAAAAGATATTTAAATTTGATAGTAGTTCCATATCTGGTGGAATGTTTAGTATAAAGTATCAATTATTCTTAAATGATCTTTATCACTTTAATTCTGTAGAATTACTTCAGTATGCAATGACTAAATCATATCTTGAGGATATTGATTTT